ACATTCAAAAAGTCGATCTTAAAATATCCACGTTCTTCAGCAGTCTTATAATCAATGCTGGCAAAACCAGTTAGTGGGTTAACTGGGATGGAAGTACAATATACACCAGTATTGTGCTTTTTAAAAGTACCATCTTTATCCAAAATAGCCGCGGGAATATGTTTGATGATATCTAACACATCATTACGATTTGCAAAGTCTAAATCAATATCCGGCAATTCTTATCTCATCATAGGTTGGTGCATAATTGCCTCGGTGCTGAACCGTTATGCTTGCGGCAGTATTAGCAAACATTATAGCAATTTTTATATTTGTCGTCAATAAGTATTGATAAGTCAGTGGTGCCAAAAAAGTATCGCCAGCACCACACACATCTGCTACTTCAACTTTATTAGTTGGATAAAGTTCGCCTTTATATTGGGCTCCTCGATCACCCAACGTAACAATAACATTGTCGCCAAGTGTTTTGGCGTTCTTGAATTCAAGTTCGTTTATTTTAATATAAACATGCGGCGACATAAATGGGCGAGCGATATCTGCCAATCGAGTTTTCTTTGTGTCAATAAAAACTGGGCACGATGCTTGTTTAACAAGATCTTCTATTTCATCGTACCTTAAAAAACCTTTATCATAATCTGATATTACAATAGCATCGTAACTTGTAATAGGGTTTAATGTTTTACCACTCCAGTGAACGATCGTAGGTTCGTCATCTACCCTTAACAAATGTTGCCCTGATCTTTTATCAATGTATCTAGTCTTTTTAATAATAGCATCATTAGTAATGAACTCTGCGTCAATACCTAATTGTTTAAGATTATTATACACATTAGCAGCCATACCAGGTACTGATGTAGTTTCAACATCTTTAATAACCGGCACTGGTGCTTCTGGACTCAGTCTATCAACTGTGCCAACTTTATATTCATCGGTACAACTATCCCCGATCAATAATACGTTGAATGATGTTTGTGGTTGAGTAGTTGTCAATTCTATCATAAAAAATTACCTTGTCACAATATCGATGTGCAGTAGATTGTGTGTCTTTTTTCCAATCACTGCCTTTGACATAAATGTCAGGTTTGTAATTTTGCATCAATTCTATTAATTCTTCAGTACTATTAAATGTCTTAACATAGTCCACACATTTTAAACTATGTAACATATACATTCTATCACGTTGATTGTTTATTGGTCTTGTAGGACCTTTGAGTTCAGTTACTCTACTATCTGTATCTATTGCCACCAACAAGTAGTCACCTAAACTTTTTGCATATTGCAATAATTCCAAATGACCTCGATGCAAGATATCAAATGTACCATTAACCATTACTTTCATTTAGTGTCTTTCTTAATTTTGTTAGGTCAGCACAAGTATATTTTTGATATTGAGTTTTGACAGAATCTGGCATGGGAATATATTCTATCTTAGCATTGTACTGTTCAGCAATTTCGTTGGCCACTGTTTCAAATGATTTTGCTTGACCGGTACCTACGTTCCAAATTCCAGTTTCTTTAACCTCAAAAAATCTTTGATGTACATCGCACAGAGTTTGTACTGGAACAAAATCACGAAGGTAATTTTCGCTGCCTTCAAACAATTTGATCACGCCAGTATTTTTGGCCTGTTGTGTAAATTTATGATAGGGACTGGCTTGATCGCTTTTATGATCTTCGTGAGGTCCGTAGACGTTAAAATATCTAAAACCTTGAACAACAATGTTTTCAAATTTATTCAAAGTAACATGTCTATCAAAAAGGTATTTGCTCCATGCATAGGGACTTCGAGGATCAACGGGGGCGTCTTCATTAAAATCAGTGTTCAATCCATATACACTGGCAGAACTGGCATACTGTAAATTAACATTGTTAATCTGACAAGCTACTAAAACCATACAACTGAAATCATGATTTTGACGCATAACTTTTTCTACATTGCGTTCTGTAGTACTACTGATGGCACCTAAGTGTATACACCAATCCAACCCTTCAAAGTCAGGCGGTTCATCACCTAACTCGTATAATCGTAGTTCGTGATTATCCTTAAGAGCATTGACCATATTTTGGCCAATAAAACCTTTATAACCTGTAATTAATATTTTCATTCTTTTATTCTTTCAATATCTTCTTCAATACATTGTTCTCCGTATTGTATCTCTACAATTTTACAAGGTACATCATACGGATTAGTCAACTGATGCCATTCATTCTTTGGTACTTTGTATTCTGCATGTAGTTCCAATTTAAGAGTAGGCACAATGTGTCCGTTGGGTATCAAACTGTTAACAACCGCTGTTCCTTCGCTAATAATCCAATACTCTGCCCGATGTGAATGCCGTTGCATACTTAGACTCATACCAGGATTAACGGTAAGTTCTTTGACTTTCATTCCTGATACTTCATGCAATACTCGATAGTATCCCCATTGACGTTCGGTCTTAGGCGCTTTCCATTCCTGTAATATCCAACTACTACTATTAGCTTTGTTATCTCCACCAACACCAAACTGAAATATAACATCTTTAATAGTCATTTCTGGAATATTGGTAGCATTTCTATCTCCGCCATTACCAAAAATAATTTGATGTTGTGGATACGCAGTCTTGACTTTTTCTAGCAGATTGCAAGCCGATCCATCACTGTCATCAAACGACATAACTTCATCTACAGCCTTCATGTTATTGACCAAGGCAGCACGTTCGCTGTATGGCATAAATGTTCTACCTTTTTTTCGTTCTAACCAAGCATCACTATTAACACCTACTATAAGGTAATCGCCATATGTTTTTGCTGAATTCATCAACAAAATATGACCGCTATGCAAGGGATCAAATCCACCAGATACTACAACTATTTTCATTTTTGACTGTCACCTTTGCCAACTCGATAATTATCTTCTACACTATCTGGTGTAGATACTTCAATAACTGTGCCTGCTTCAACACACTCTAATTGATGTGGCATGCAAGGGGTATTATGCCATACTCCGCCATCATGCAATTCTTTTTCGTAAACTTCTGCTGTGATGGTATCAATCCAACGAACAATAAATTTACCCGATTGTATGTACCAAGTTTCTTCTTTGTCTCGATGGAAGTGCATACTAAATTTAGCACCTGTATTAAAATTCATGAACTTGCCACAGTATTTGTCATTGGTGGCCCATATATATTCTGAACCCCACCCTTTTGGAACTAGCCCCTTTAATTTTGTCATACTGGTGTCTCCCAAAATCTTTCTAAAAAACTTTCTAAATAACAACTATATTCTTGATCGTTTGAGTTTTTTCTATAGTGAACCCATATTTGTCCATCTATTTCCAAAGTATGTAATACTCGAAATAATTCATGACTATTTGTGCCTGACCACAGGCTTCCATTCTCAGGTATTTTCATAGTTCTCCACTTTCTGCAATTTTTAACATCAGACTGTAATGTTCGTATGCTTTCTTCACTGCTGGATATTTGTCACGTAGATATCGCTCTTGTTCTTTTTGTGCCATAAGAATTTCAAACATTCTATAATGGCCTTTTTCTTTCATGTGGTTAAACACTTCTGACTCAAAATCTGCAATACGTTCTAATTCACTTTCTGATATCTCTACAGTATACAATGGTTCGCTGTCACATACAACATGTTCATAAATTCGATTAAAATCCATGGGATCTTTAAAGAAATTCACATTGACTTTGTGATAACGACTGGCTCTTTTATTTGTATCAACCACACGAATATTGTGATGTTGACAAAATTGTTTTATAGTTTCTTGACTCATTCTATTCCAGCCTCGTCGCAAATATCTTTAACTAACGCAGTATCAGCAGGTGTTTCTTTAAATCGTTTTAACCAATAAGGAACATCAAACGCCGGAGCAATCATATTCAATTGTTCGTCGCTCATATTCTGTAACATAGTTTTTCCACTAGCACAATTCAAAATAACCCAACATGAGATTTTACCATTGATAATATCATGTACTGCTCTACTTAGACTAACATATTTGAAGTAATGTGCAAATTCTGCATTTTGATCATCTGCCCATTCCATCATAGTTTGCAAAGTTCGTTGTACTGCTGATTCAACTGGTTCAGTTTTCAATGTTTCGTAGAGATACTGTTCATATAGACTATCTCTGCACCAGTGATCTAATTTTGTACCACTTTTAATAACATAATCTACAAATTTGTCTGGATATAATGGATTGACATTATTGACAAAACTACCAAATTTTACAAATGCATTGTAGTATGAAGTATCACAGAATTCTTCATAAGTTTTAGCTTTGCCACCTTGAGCCAGTTGCCAAAATCTATTAAAGGCCATGTATCCGGCCTGTACTCGTTTTTCATTTTTTTGTAAAGCACGGCGCTTGCGTTCACACATATGTGCCACAAGAGTTTTTTCCTGCATAAAATTTTTATTGCAGTGAATACATCGATAAGGTTGTTCAACCAATGCTATCATTTGTTTAATTTAAATTTTTCCAATACCTGATTAGCATCATCAACTGACGATATTTCAGGTTCATGATACACCGGAGTCATTTTAATTAGAAATTTTCCAGGAGAGTTTGGGTCGTGTGATACTGTAACGTTGTGAGTAGTAGAGTTCCATCTAGGACCGTTGAAATTTAAATTTAATGATCGGATATTGCTATAATCAAATTTATTCATATTCTTTCCTTTGTTTTTTATCAAAACCCATTTTGTCAAATAGTTCGTCATGATCTTTTTTATCCATCATGCTGGCCCATATTTTAATATCCTTAATTTTCATTGTGGGATATAGCTCACAGAGTAATTTTTCTATTTTGTTGGCTTTTTCTTTTTTACCAGCAGCCAAATAAGGGTGATATGCAACAGCTCCAGTACCAATACCTGCAAACAATTGCCAAAGTAAATTTTTATGATTTTTACTTATTTCGCTGTAATTTTTATTAACCAATTCGTTGGTCATTTCCAAATACCATTCTTGTGTATCTCTATCGCCTTGAACATTAGATACATAACGCATTAGAATATATGGACTGAATGCTTTCTTTTCCCCATCCGTAAGATCGTTATAGAAACTGTAGTTTTTTAAGTCTACCGCTTTTAGTTCACGTTTAATATCAAGTTTTTCTGTTGCCATATCTTTTTTCGTAATCTTTTGTTAGATAATACAATACTTTAACACGTTCTAGGGCCTCCTGTAAAGTATTATTGACTTTTGCTTCTCTCCGAATGTCACCCCATAACTTATCTTCTTTGATATGTTCATACAATGGTCGGCCATCGCTGGTACGTGGATCTGGTTTATCTTCTATCTCGTATTTGTATCCAATTAACTTGCGTTTAGATTCCCCAAATTCTCTAGCGTAAATTTCGTCGCCGTTACGTTCGTAAATATAAGTAGCACCAGGTTTAAGATTACCCATTTTTAAATTCTTCTTTGAGTACTTTCATAGCATCCTCAAAATCTTTTTCTGGGAATGCCATTCTTCCAAGATTAAACATACGTCGGCAAAGCACCACATTGGACACATCGTAAGGTAGTGAATTATCAAGTCGTTCAGGACTAATTGCAAATGGATGATGTTTTATTTTATTAAATTTAGCATCTAGCGAAAGACCTGACCAATAGCATTTTCCGTTTTGCCTATTATACATATCAATCAAATCAGTAACTGTGATAGTCACAGGTTTAACTGGCCTACCAGAAACTTTGTTCCTTCCTTGACTATATGCAATACTACCTAAAATACCTTTTGCTAATTTTTCATCCATGATATTACCAACATTTTGTATAATCTACCAATTCACTTTGTCTACTAACTTCTTTAACAAAATAAGCACATGTAGGACCAGTGCCTGGTGTTAATGGAGTACATAATAATTGCCCAGGCCTCATTTTAGGAAAATACCATTTAACATCTTGATATACGTCAATGATATCGATACTTAAAAATTCTGGCCTAAAACTGCTGAGTGGGTTAAAACAAAATGTTTTAAAACCCCTATCATTCAAACTAGTTAGTGGCAATACTTCCATGTCAGGCCCTTCAGGGTCACCTACAATAGTACACCAATCTAACGGCATAGTGATTTCATGTTTGCCAATTTGTAATACTGCGGCAGGCCCTGTGAAACTTTCTAAAAATATTAGTGGTATAAAAAAATAGTCTGGTTCAGTGCTATCGCTGTTATCTAAAACAGCAAATCTCAAATCTTCATCAATTTCGTCAGGTAGTTCATTGAGATAAAACACTTGGTTGTCTAGGGTTAAAATTTGCACTGTTAAAATTTCCTTTATTATTAGTATACAGTTATTTTACAGGCCGATCAACCTTTTTTACAGAGAAAGGATATTGAGCATCCTTATAGAATCTTTTTCTCTCAGTTAAATGACGTTTAGAGTATTTGGTTGATGCACATAGATCATGTATAGTTACAAAGTCTTTGTCGTCTGCTTTTCGAATACCTCGTCCAATGCTTTGTATAACCCTAACAAAGCTCTTTCCGGGCTCCACAAGAACCAGATTAAAAATCCTAGGGATATTAATACCCACAGCGGCCACACCATAAGTCGCCACAATAACCTTGTTATCCACTGTCTTAACTTCATCATACTCTGCCTTACGATCTTTAGTTTTTACTTCGCCGCTGATAAACACACTGTCAGGTATTTTTTCTGTCATTGCCTTACCTGATTCAATCCTGCTAATCAATACTAGAGTGTTACCAGTTTCTGAAATATTTTTAATCATATTGCAGAGATAGGTTAATCTATCATCATCAGTGACCAAATACTTCAATTCTTCTGCATAGTTCTTAAATTCTTTCCACTCTGCAGTTTGAACAATATTTACATGACAATTACTCAGCACACCAGCTTTTTGTAATTCGTGAGCATGTACATGATTTACCACTTCACCAAGACTTGATCTTATAGTCTGAAATTCGTGATCTGCTTTGGGTATAGTGCCAGTCAATCCCCAACGAATTGGAGTTCGAGCCAAATTTCTAGTCAACAAGTCACGTAGCACATCGGCTTTGGCCATGTGTACCTCATCAACCATAACAGTTTGTACATTGGATAACAACTGATCCAATTTGTCGGATGCTACTTCGTCCCAATTTTTACTATTTTTATCTAATATATTAAGACTTTGCCAAGTACAAATAGTATGGGTTTTATCTAGATCTTTTCTGTCACCATAATATACACCAACATCTAAACCACAATTAATAAAATCTTCTAAAGTTTGTTCTACTAGACTTTTGTTAGGTACAATAGTTATAGTCCTACCGTATTTTTCACAAATTTTACTCAAAGTAGCAGTGGTAATTGTTTTACCAAAGCCTGTGGCAATTTCCTGTATACATTGAGGATTTTCCAAAAAGATATTGATTACTTCAACTTGATCTTCTCTTAGTCTAATAGGTTGACCTGCATACCTATGTCCTTCAGGCCAAGTAGTATCACCCCAAAATTCCGTGGTAATTTTGTCAAAAGCTAGGTTAATAGGAATTCGCTGATCTTCTAATTCAATATAGTAATTTTTACTTTCTAAATAATCTAACACTTGTGGTAGTATTGATAGATAGGTGGTTCCGCCAAGACCAAAGAAACTTACAGTGCCATCCCATCTACCCAATTTATAAGCAGGTCTAAATCTAGCAGTAGGGTCTTCATATTTGAATTTTTTAACCAATGCTTTTCTAGTGCTAAGATCTAAATTCTCAATCTTAACATTAACTTCATCTCGAATTATAACTTTACAACTAGACAATTTTTACCTTTGATTTGGTTAAAGTTACTAAATTTTGGTGATTTTTTACAAATTCTCTAAGTGTATAATGTGCAGAATTGTAACCCATATTAACAACACTATTAAATTTTATACCCGACTTTTTAATAGTCTTGGGCAATTTATTGCTGACAATCACCACCGAAGTTTCTTCTGAAATTGGGGTATTTAATTGGTGATTTTTGACAAATTCGTTAAAATTTTTACCAGTTTCATTGGATAATCTGAACAAAACACTGATGTTTTTTTCTGGTAGTGCCATACCCCTTAGAAGATTATATGCTAGTTCTGTTTTTTCTAATTCTGACCCGCCTGGCACTATGAATAGTGTAGGACTAAGTTGTTTAATTATCAATTCCAAACATTCAATACCCATGGTATCTATGCATAGATTAAATTCGTTTGTTATGTCATTACATAAAAAATTTTTAACTATTGGATTTAGCTCATTTTCAATGCATTGATTTACATCATCATCCCAAAGGGTTATACCAAATTTTCTTGCTTGAAAAATTGCAGATACAGTATCAATAGCGGTTATTTCTGGTAAATGTTTTGGTGAATTTTTTATTTTTAAATCTTTGGTTAATATAGGAGCATACTGCTCAACATTTGAAATAACCTTAATAGTTTGATCAACATACGCCTGATACTCATCGTCATATTCAAAATTTAAATCTTTAAACAAATTGACTAAAAAGCTAATATTTTCTTCACTTATTTCAAAGATCCAAGCACCTAGTTCCTTATCCCATCTTTTCATAGATGTTGCTGGTTGTTTTCTAATTTCAGTCAATATTTTTTCATCATAAGGAAATCTAACTTCGATGACCTTGTTGTTGAATAGTCGATCATTAATTATTTTAATAGTCCGAATTGTTGTTGGAATTCTTATTTTGTATTTGAATTTAGGATTATCAATATGTATTTGAATATCTTTACCTATCAACGATTCAATCTGAGTTTTATGTTTATTAATCAATTTAATTGCTAACGCTGATTGTTTTTCAGTTAAACCAACATGGGTAAAAAACTGATCCCTAAAACTATGAATTACCTGACTATCGTAGGAATTTTTGTTTATGGAAAAGTGTGCAAGTTTGTCAATTAAATCTTCAATATACATGAATTTTTTTCACAAAACAATATCTTCTAGACCAGCTGCTCGAAGTTTAATGATATTATTAATTTGATATCCTTTGATATCAAGACCTTTGATTATACCCAACCACTGATTTCGTAACATGGCAAACTCGTTGATAACTTTTTCCATGTCAACAACATCTGCTTCGCCTTCAACATATTTTTCACAGTCACGACTGCTCAGAGCACGTTGGTAGTTTTCCAAAAACTTTTTAAAAGATTTGGATTTGATTCTACGCAACTCAATGTTGAGATATTCTAACACAGCTTCAATTTCTTGAAGCTGATTAAATCTCTGTTCAACAATGCCAGGAAGTTGAGCAGAGGCTTTTTCTATGTGACCAAAGATTTTAACCTCTGCTCTTGCTTGGTTAAGTTCGGTATAAAAGTGATCTAGACAGTCGGGAAGATTTGAAATATCCTGACTGATTTTAGAGTACCAAGACATGGATTAGTCCTCGTCTTGGTAATGATCCCAATCATCTTCAATGTCGTCAATTTTTTCATCGTTGTCAATAACCAATTTGATAGCTTCATCTAGGTAAGGATCAAAATTCATTATCGATTCCAAGACACTTTGACTGACATCTTTGCCCAATAAAAAATCCACATAATGATTAGCTGCGGTTTCTTTATTCTTTTCTGGAATGTATTCTTTAAAAACATCCCACATTTCAATAATCAAATCTTCTTCCATCATTCTTCACCTTCATCTATAACTATATTTGATGTTGTGGTTACAACATTATAATCCCATTCTTTCATAATAGACATCAACTTGTCTTCAGTCCATCCCTTGCGGAAAAAAGCCTGAATCTCACCAGTTTCCTTACTAGTATAAGCAAGTTTGTTACCTACTTTAGATAATACACCCATTTTTTCAAACATGTCAACTAGTCCAGATGTTGGACTCATTCCAGTACTGTAAGGAATTTTAACCTGTACCTGTTCAAAAGGTTTAGCATATCGTGTTTTCATAATTTTACATGAACTACGAATACCCAATACATCACTGACTTTGTTTCCATCGTCATCTTCTTTGAGTTTAAGTTTTTTCATGGCAACTACGATACTAGATGCATAGATAAAACCTTGGCCGCCTGAAATTTTATCATCTGGGTCAAACATGTCTTGACTAGCATAGGTGTGATTTGTACAAACCATGCCTACATTATAATTACCAAACTGATTAACACAGTTACGAACCAAAGAGGTAAGTGCTTTGGGTTTGCGACCCATATCGCCTTTCATCTCACCTGCTTCAAATTGATTAACATCAGTTGGAGTCAACAACATTCCCAAACTGTCAATCACAAACATGACTTTTGGACGTTCATCTTCGGCCATTTGTTTGTATTCTTTCATGAATTCAGAAATAGTTTTTGCTACATCATCTATCATGGCCATGTTTAATTTCAACAACTTCTCATCACTGGTGTCAACACCTAGATCTTTAAGCCATTGTTCGTCTAGAGCGTTTTCGCTATCTACTAAAATAACATAGATACCTTGCTCTTGTGCATGTCGAATAATATTTCCAGAACAAATATAACTCTTACCCGCACCACTCTCGCCCGCAAAAACTGTTACCTTACCAAGGGGGATTCCTTTAAAGAAATCCCCACTGATTAAATAATTTAAAGCATAGTTTCCAGTGCTTACCCAATCTGTGGGATCATTGAAACCTATGCCTAAACCATCAATAGATTTGGTAATAGACTTGCGGAACTTTGAAATATCAAAGCTCTTATTAGTCATATCAGTTATCCAACTCCGTTGCGTTCCACTCTTTGATTAATGCGACAAGTTCATCTTCTGTATTGCAAACTGTTTTAACAGTTTTCCAATCTTCCTTTTTATCTCGTCCACTAACTTCAACCATCCATGCATTATCATAACGGTTGATAGTAACTGATTCATTTACCTTTAACAATTTACCTAACTTTTCCATGATCTATCTCCCGATTAATTTGTTTGTTGACGTTTGCGAATCATTGCAATGATATCGCTAGCACGACTTCCTGCATCTGATTTAGTATCAGCGGGTTCAGACTCTGGAGCAGCTCGAGGAGCAGATTTCACAGCTACTGGCTCATCATAACTGTCATCATCGGCAGGAGCTGCCACTGATTTTTGTGTAGGTGGCAAACTGGATGCAGTGGTATAGTTACCACGAAGACCGTCTGGCTTATAGTACGCACCCCAAGAATCCATATCAAATGCTTCGCCATCCACAGATGCTTCAAACATTTGCTTGATAACTTTGAGTTCAACTTCAGTTGGTTTCTTAGGAAGGAAAGTCTTCAAATCAAATAAACCATACTGTTTAATAGCAGCCAATTCAGTTTCGTTTAATGCACGTTCACGACGACTCCAGTTAGAAGTTGTGTAATCTGCATAACCACCTTTGCTGGTCTTAGCAATCTTGAAGTCCAAGCCACGAACATAGTCTGTTGGCAATTCTTCAATTTCACTATCCATCAAAGCGTTCTTAACAATGTTAAAAATTTGGCTGCTCATGATGAAACGACGAATTGGATTCTCAGGAGTTTTATCTTCCTGCATCTTGCTATCTACAACCAAACCTTGAAACAAGTAACTTTTCTTCTTCCAATATTTACGACCCATTTCCTCCAAACTTTTGTCCTTAAACCAAGGACGAACCTCAGTTAGAATTGGACAAGTTTCGCCCCACATTTCCATGCAAGGGACTTGCACAGTTACAGGTTTGCTAGTCGTATCACCTTTGATGCCGGCGAAAGGCAATTTGATCATTGCACGTTCAATCCAGAAAAAAGTGTTATTGGGATCTGCGTCCGGAAGGAATCGAACTGTTGCTGTTTGACCTTCTTGAATATTCCAATGCGCATAAATTGCATTGTCACCACCCCCGCCTTGAGTGTTTTGTTGACTTGAAGTTTGTAGCTTCGCGCGGATTTCTGCTAAAGTTGCCATAATGTTTTTCCTTAATAATGTTAGATA